ATTTAGCGAATTTGGGATTAAAATTCCTCCAGAAGATTTTGTTAGATTTTATGGTATGGAAAAATCTCAAGTTATTTCTGATGTAGTAGACATGATTCCTACTGTTCCTAGAGAAAATAAAGAAAAAATTTATAATAAATTTAAAGTTAATTTAAGAGAAGCTTATTCTGATGAAAATAACATATCTCCTATGCGAGGAAGCTATAAACTTTTTGATATGTTAAGAGAAAAGAATATTAAAGTTTGTCTTAATACAGGTTTTGATCGAGAAATGGCTGAAATGGTAGTAGAAAAGATGAAGTTTAAAAATCATATCGACGATTTTGTTAGTTCTTCTGAAGTTTCCAAAGGAAGACCTTTTCCTTTTATGATTAACGAATTAATGAAAAGACACGGAATCGAAGATCCTCATCAAATTATAAAAGTAGGAGATACAACTCTTGATATTTTAGAAGGTAAAAATTCAGGGACTTTGTATCAGATGGCTGTTTTAACAGGAGAAGAATCAAAGGAATCTCTTTTAAGAAACAGTCCTACTCATATGTTTGATGATCTAGAAAATTTAACTAGATTTTTAGAAGCAGAAGAAAAAAAGGTAAATTTCACTCCATGGGCTTATAATTAATTTAAAATAAAGATTTTAAATTAACATCATATCTGGCAACGGCAAACATAATCCCATAAAGGGCTGTCGCAATCATCGCATCGAGGAACACATTCTTTACAGTATACCCGACCTACACAAATGTAAGTCTTCTCGGGGTAGCACTTTTTCTTGCACTTATAACAAGAGTCTCTACACCCACGGCAGTGATTCCTCCACGGTTTTGTTTGGTTGTTACAAAACAACGACTCACAAATGCGAGGTTTTGGATCGACCATTTTTTTAATATCGTTCTTTGGCATGATGTTTTTTGACTACTTTTTTTTAAAAATTCAATTTTATTCGTCTCCGAGTTTTACAGGTTCTGTATTAATTCTGATATCAATTCCTGTTCCATTTAGAAGATTAATTAAAAGTTTAAAAACGTAAGGAATAGTTAAAACACCTGGATTAGAATCATCGCAAACATTACAAATTCTGTTATTAATCATGCTCCCGCAAGATTGACAAATGACCAGTTTAAATTCGTCAGAAACCTTCATCATTCTTTCTAAAATTACACCGGAAGCACCATGGGAAACAAAGGCATCTTTTTCCATTTCTCCTATTTTTTGACCTCCTCCTTGAGCTCTTCCACCTTTAGGTTGATGAGTATAAAGAGATTTAGTTCCATTGGATCTCATCTGGATTTTGTCCATAACTTGGTGTTTTAAGACTTGTTCGTAAATAGGGACAAAAAAGACTTTGTTTAATAATGGTGTTCCATCAGGAAATTCCATATTTTCATGACCATTTTCGTCTAGTCCTACTTCTCGTAGTGTTCTTTGAGCTCCTTCGATATCCACTTCTCTGAAAGCTGTAAAATCCACTCTTTTCCCGTCGTAAAGAGCGGCTTTTGTTAAAAGACCTTCGAGTAAAAGACCACAAGTTTGTCGAGAAGGAAAACCTAGAGGATTAAAAATAATATCAGGAACAATACCTTTGTTGGGTCCATCGGCAACTCTGATCATATTTTCTTTTTTGTCAATTCTTCCAATAGTTCCTTTTTGCGCATATCTAATAGCTAGTTTGTCACCAGCTCTATATTTTCTTGTTTGTCGGAGTCTGATTTTAATTAAAATATTTCCATTTTCTTTTTCTCTTGTTTTAATAATTCTGTCAACGTAACCGCTTTCTCCTGTTGTAGCTTTTAATGAATTATTTACAATTTTACCGTCTTTAGATTTTAAAACTTTACCCAAAACACAGTCTCCTTCATTAATAAAAGAGTCTAAAATAGGCATACCGTCTTCTCCAATATTAGAATAAATTTCTGGATTTTTAACATCTGAAATATCTGGTTTTTGAATATATTCTCTAACTCCAACAGGAAAAGAACTTTGAGAATAAAAGACAGAAACATATTTAACATAATTTAAATTTCCAGAATTTATAAAATCTTCAGAAACTATAACTGCGTCTTCTTGATTATCTGGATCTGTTAAAAAAGCTATCATTGCGGTTTGTCCGCAAGGCATAATATCTAACTTGGGAAGATAGTAAACATCAGTTTCAACAAAAGATCTAGTTCCTTTATGAAGTCTTTTAAAACCTTCTCTTTTTCCGTAAAATTTAACATGATAGTTGGTATTAAAGTAACCAAGTGCTTGTTTAACCATAGAAGATTGGAAAAGACTTTTAGCTCCGTTTTGTCGATTCAAAAGAGGACCTGTCGCGGCCGCAACACTGAGACACTGGATTGGATCAATATTACAATGAGAATAATTTCTTGTAAAAAGATAACTGTCTTTTTCGAAACCTTCTAAGGAGTCTAATTCTTTAATAAAATCTCTATATTTTTGAACACTATAACAAATAAGAGTGCTTTCATTATCACATTCTTTGGGACTTAAAAATTCTATAGCTCCAGAAGTTAATAATTCGTCATAAGTCCATTCCCAGGCATCTAGTTCTTCAATAACTAAACGATGAGTGGTTTCGTTAAAAACTAAATAAGGAGATGTAGCTCTTGAAGAATCGGTATAAACCTGAACAGAATTAAGAGTTTTATCATAACAAATTTCAGTATCAAAAGAAATTTTTCCGGTTCTTTTTGCTTCTCTTAAATCATCAATAATACTCAAATGACAATAAACTATTTCTATTCCTTTCTCTAAAATAGAGACAAATTTTCCATTGATAAGAAAGATAATATCACATTTTTTTCCGTCTACAACATCACCCATATTTCCTACTTTTTCTTCTATATAATTAATAGGAATATTTTCATCTGTATCAAGACTGTATCTATTAGTAATACAAGTATATTTTACCATTCCAACATTAATACCTTCAGGAGTTTCAATAAGGCAGTGTTTGTCACGTTGAGAAGGATGAACTTCTCGAATGTCAAATTTCTTAATTCTTCTAGAACTAGGATTATTTGTTTTTGTAGATTGAGACCAAATAGCCACAGGTGTCGCCCTTTGAGTTGTTTCTGTAACTTGTTTCTTCATTTTCCCATAAATACTTGCTCCCCAAGTATCCGTGTTAAAAGATCTATTAAAATCCCTGGTAATAGAAGAAGAAGATTTAGATCTCATAGTATTTCCAAAAACAGAATAATCTGGACTTGTGGAAAATTTATTAATTTCTCTTTTACATTGTTGAATAACAGAATTTAGACAACTTGTTAAAAGAATCTCAATCTGAGCTCCGGCAGAGTCAAATCTTTTATTAATCCAAGAATCTCTAGAATCTGGTTTTATAACATCAATAATTGTTAAAATATATCTAGTAACAAGGAATCCATACATATTTAATTTTAAGAAAATTGAGTTTTCTTCTGTTTCTGATTTAATATCAGGAAAAAAGTTTTCAAGCATTGTCGATTTAAACTCTTTAAATAATTCATTACGTTTCTGATAAGTAAATTTAATTTTTCTTTTATTACAAATATATTCAACAAAATCTGGGATATTTTTCATCTTGATAATAGAACTATTAAGAATATTTCTGGATCTTCTCTTAAATTTTTCAGGGACAAATTTTAATATATACTTTTCTAATGCTTCTTCGGGACCTAAATTTTCTAAAACTTTAAAAACAATAAAAATAGGTAAATTTTTAACATCCATCATATTATTTGTTTTTCCGTAATAGTCATTAAGTTTAATTGTTAACCATTTTTTCCCTGTAGTTAAAACAAACTTTTTAGTTTTTCCATATTTCCCCGAAGTAAAATGACATTCTAATTTACCGCTTTTTTCCACATAAATTAATGGAATTTTCATTCTTCCTTTATCTTGAGTTGTAATAGATCTTTCTGTTTTTAAGATAAAATACCCAAAAGGGTCACTTACACACTCATTTAAACCTATTAATTCTTCTTCTGATTTTCCGTAAAGATTACATTTAATACTTCCAACCATTATAGGAAGTCTCCCGAGTTCTAACGAAGTAGTAATTTTTTCTCCATTCTTTTTTGTTACTTCACAATCAACTGTAATAATTCCTGTATAAGGATAAGTATTCTCTCTACAATAGTGAGGGTATAAAATTTCTTCTTTCCCATTAATAATTATTTTTGGATTTCCTAGCTTTGGATTTAAAAATTTTATATAAGAACCATCTGGAGCTTCAAAACTTTTAGAAGTAATTTGTTCTTCAAAGACATTTTCATACCAGTTATTAAAGCCTTCAATTATAGAAGTAGAACCAGAAAGTTTTTTAGTAAGAGTTCTTAAAACCTTTTGTTCTTGATTTTTTTCGTATTCATCTAAAGTTTTTAAAACTCCAAACTCTCTTGTATATTTTTCTAAAAAACTTTCCGAAGAAGTCATTTTTGTATTGATAAAAGTTTTTTATCAATTCATTTTTAGTTTTTACTATTTCTTAAATAGTAAAATTAAATTTTTAAAAATTAAAGCATTCGGTGAACATGAAGGTGAGCTAAGAGGAAGGCAGGGATACCTACAATAAGGATAGCCGCACCAGTGTCACCCCAGCCGCCTCGGGCTTCAACGGTAACAGCAATGGCGATAAACCATGCGAGCATAGCAATTCCAGCAAACTTGTAAATGAAGTGAATAAAAGGACCTTGAACCATTTTTATTAAAAAAATAAAATAAAAAAAATATTTTTTTTATTTTTAATTTAATCTCTTAATTGAGTAATTTTAAAACTTTTGTGGGCACTTTCAAAAGAGTAAATTAAATCACCTTGAGTTACTACGGTATCATCTGTATTATAATAAACAAATGTTTTTACACCATCTTTATCAGAAATAATTCTGTCTTGAGAATCTGAAGGAATAAAATCTAATAATTCATTAAGAGTAATAAAAATTTTTTGATCTATTTCTTCAGGTTCAATAGTAGGAGGTTTGATATCTCCTGTTTCCCATTTTATTTCTCCTGTAAAAACACCTTTTAAAAATTCATTAATCTTTTTTTGAGTTTCTGAATCTATTTTAAAGATCCATCCTGCTCCAACACTTAGTTTAGGATTAAATCTACCACCAATTTCTTTTAAATTTTTAGAATATCCTTTTCCAAATTTTTCTGTAGAAACCATCGCAATGCTTTTTAAACTGTACTTATAAAGCTTTACTTCATGGTCTTCTTCCTCAATCCGGAAAGTTTTAGTATAATAAGCTTCCATTTTAATTTTTAATTTTTTTATACATTCAAAAATCATTTTTCGTAAATTTAATAAAAGAAAACAAACATAAAATGGGGAAGGATAGCAAGAAGGGGAAAGACAAAAAAAGAAAGAGAAAAGAAATGGATTACAAAGAAGACTCTGAATCTGATGAAGAATATAATTTAGGAGACCATGTAGAAATAGTAGATTTTAAAGATATTATTAAAGACTTATTTGGAGATAAAAATTTACAAATAGAATTGGAAGAAGAGGAAGATGAATTAAGTCAATCTAAACAATTTCTAGAAAATATTCCTAAGAGAAAAAAGATAAAATTAATGGAAATGGAAAAAAAGCTTTTAGAAAAAGATAAAACTGATATGCCGTTAAAATATAAAATTTTAGAGTCAGAATTAGATGATAAAGTTAAAAAACAAATTTTAGAAAAAATAAATTTCTTTAACGGATTACAACCTTTTAGTAGTGAATATCAAAAACTAAGAAAATATATTGAAGCTTTAGAAAAAATTCCTTTTTGTAAATATAGTAATCTAGAAGTTAATTCTAAAAGTAAACCAGAAAAAATTAAAAACTTTATCCAAAACTTAAAATCAGAACTAAAAGATTGTACTTATGGTCAAGAAGAAACAAAAAATTCTATTATAGAAGTTGTCGCAAAATGGATTACAAATCCACAATCTTCTGGTAATATTTTAGGTTTATGTGGTCCTCCTGGAATAGGAAAAACTTCTTTAATTAAGAATGGTCTCGCGAAAGCGTTAAAAATGCCATTTAGTTTTATCGGTTTGGGAGGAGCTACTTGTTCTGCTTTTTTACAAGGACATGACTATACTTATGAAGGAGCAAAATGGGGAAGAATTGTAGAAATTTTAGTAGAATCAAATTGTATGAATCCTGTTATATTTTTCGATGAATTAGATAAAATTAGTGAAACAAAAGCAGGAGAAGAGATAGCAGGAGTTTTAACACATTTAACGGATCCTTCTCAAAATAACTCTTTTTCTGATAAATACTTTTCTGGTATAGATTTTGACCTTTCAAAATGCTTTCTCATTTTTTCTTTTAATGATGTAACAAAGATAAATCCTATTTTAAGAGATCGTCTTAAAATTATAAATTTAAAAGGGTTTAAATTAGAAGAAAAAGTTAATATTGCTAAAGATTTTTCTATTAAAAAGATATGTAAAAATATAGGATTCGAAGAAAAAAATATTTATTTCGAAGAGTCCGCTTTAAAAGACATTGCTATGAATTATTGTCCTGAAGAAGGAGTTAGAACTTTCGAGAAATGCTTAGAAACAATAATTATGAAAATTAATCTTTATAATATTACTAAAGATCCAAAAGATCTTCACTTAAAAAAAGAAATAAAATTAGAAAAACCTTATAAGATTACTTCAGAAGTAGCAGATATTCTTTTAGATAAAATATTTTACAAAAAAGAAGATATTTCACATTTAATGACAATGTACACATAATTTTAATTTTTTATTTTATAATTAAAATGTCTACTTGTGAATCACTTTGTAATTCCGATAGTAAATGTAAAACTGTTTCTTGGGACGGATATCAGTGGGGTCACTTTGGAAGTATTATTTTTCACATCCTAGTTTCCTTTTTTGTAATTTATGCGGGATTTTTAATACAAAAAACAAGAATTTCTAATAAAAATGTTTTAGTTTTTAATCAGCCTATTTCAATAAGTTATTTAGGGATGATATTAAAATGGATAGGAGTTGTTTTTGCGATTGTAAGTTTTCTATCCTTATGGCCTATTTTTACTACAAAATATGACAAGTATTATATTCGTTAATTAAATAAAATAAATTATTTTATTTAATATCCACTACTTCCACCTCCACTACTTCCACTACTACTTCCACTACTACTAGTTGTTGAAGTAGTAGTTAAAGTATCTCCTCCTCTGTCACTATCTCCTCCTCCGTTACTATCTCCTCCTCCGTTACTATCTCCTCCTCCGTTACTAACAGAAGAATAAGGATTTTTATAATCTTTTGATTCGAATTTAAATGTTCCTGTTACAAATATTAAGACAAAAAGAGTAAATAAAAAAATCATGAATACTCTTATCACCCATAGTTTAAATACAGGAGAATTCATTTTTTGTATTAAGCTTTCCTTCTCTTTCATTTTTAATAAAATAACTTATTTAATTAGTAATTTACTTGAAGTCTATCTAAAAAGTAAAAAGTTAGAAATACACTAATAATCGCTAAAAGTGTAAATATTAAAGGAACATAAAATTTTAACCAATCTTTAAATTCAGATTTTTCTCTAGCTTTTTTCTCATTCTCTGTTTTTTCTTCTTCTTCTTCTTCTTGTTTTTCTTCTTGTTTTTCTAATCTTTCTTTTACATTTTTAATTAAATTGTTTTTTTCTATCGCATCTGCAACTGCTTTATTTATTACATTTTGTTTTTTTCTTTCTTTCAACGTTTCATCTACTTCTGCTTCAATTTTTTTATTTAATTCTCCTTCTTTTTCCCTTTTTTCTTTATTTGTTTCTTTTTTTATAGAAGATGATCTTTTTTTTCTATTACCAACAACTGCCATTTTTTTATTTATCTTAGTTTTTTAAAAACAATGATAAATAAAAAATGAAAGAAGAAAAGATTATAGAAATTGTATTATGGGTTTGTCTCATATTTGTTTTAGTTTATTATATTTACGAAATATTTATTTGGAGATATTTTAATGACAAAGAGAATTCTGCTCCTCCAATTGTAATAGATAAAAGTAACACAAAGAAAAATTTAGAAGGAGCTCTTTTTACAAATAATCAAAATATTCCAAGTATAGATACTGGTTATAATGATGTTTCTTTAAATAATCCTTGTGATTTAGACAACCCAGAAGCTCTTTCTAATAATATTCCTAATGGAAGAAGAGTAAAAAAATGCGCGAAAGGTTTAAAATGTGTTTCTGGAGTTGTAAAAGGAGGTAACATTTGTTTACTAGAAAACGGAGAAACATGTCTTTCTAGCAGGTCATGTGCCCATCCTTATTCCTGTATTAATGGTATATGTCAAGAAAAAACAGAAATTATAAATAAACCTTGTGATGACAACTCTGATTGCCAAGTAGACGGAATTTATAGATTTAATCATGTTTGTTATAAAGAAAGTAATAGTGTAAAGGGAATTTGTAAATACGATATTTATCCTTTAGATAGTGGGTGTAGAAATAAAGATGAATGTAGATTTTCTAACAGTACTTTAAACGAAGTCTCTTGTATTACAGATGTAGATTTAGAAAAAATAGAAGGAACTTCTGTTATATTTTATAGCGGTATTGATGGAGCAAGCGATAAAAGATTTGGAACTTTTGTTTCTTTAAATAATGATGTAGATTTTTTAAAGAATAGAAATTCTAGTATTAAATTAGAATATAGTTCTGGTTCTAATTTTAATACTTGTCGGGTTCTTAATGTAAAGGGGACAAGCGTATTATTAAGTTGTGATGCTGAAATTATTAATTCTTCTAAATATTATATTTCAGATGTAAAATTAAAAGGAATTTGTTTAGTAGATTATCCTTTAGGAACCAGTCCTCCAACAATTCCTCATTACGATGAAAAATATCCTTGTGTTACAGGAGCTTCTACTTTTGGA